AGGGTTTGCAAGAGCTACAGGGTTCTGTGACTTGTGTGAAATTCCTAGGTTTGCATCTAAAGGATATCCCTTAAGAGGCATGACTCAAGAATCCATTAATGTTTTAGGAAATATTATAGCTGATCCCGCAATCTGTCCTTCTACTTTTATAGATGCTGTTAAAACATATTATAGATATAGTGAAATGCCTAAGGCAGTCAAGAATTTATTTCTTGAAGGAACTATACTAGAACTGTATAAAGAAAATATAGAAGGTAATTTAAAAGCAGCCTTAACAGGCGAGAACTCTAAAAGTGATAACTCAACATGGCAAAATTAAATGCAAAATATGAATATGGGTTTCTAGCTCAGCTAGAAGCATCCCAAAGAGGAGATATCACTTTTATACCTAATGGATTAGAGCGAGTAGGAGATACGTATAACTTAATGCCGTCAAGATATACTTTGATTTCTGGTGCTACTGGTGCTGGAAAGACGAGTTTTGCCGATTTTGGTTATGTGTTAACTCCGTGGAGCTTTATGCAGAAGAACACTGACCCTGATGTTTATTGGGAGGTAAATTACTTCTCGTTAGAAAGAAAACAAATGTTTAAGCACGCTAAATGGGTGTCTTGGATGATTTATAGAGACGATACTAATATGCTATTATCTGCAGATCAGATATTAGGGTGGAAGAATGGTCCTTTAAATACAGCAGGGTACAATTTAGTTAGGAGTTACGACGATGAAATGTCCGGGTTGCTAGAACATGTCCTTATTCAAGATGGTAAGGTAAATCCAAAAGTATTGAGTAGAATTATTAATACAAGAGCACTAGCCTTAGGAGATTACTATTATAGTGATGACCAAGGAGTTCTCTTTAGAGATGATCCTGTTTATATAATTAGATTTGACGATGAAAATCTTGTAGAAGATACTAAAACTGGGCCTAGACCTTATGTAATGATTACACATAAAGGAATTACCTTTCAGTTGTATCAAGATGATTATAGATACTTTATGCATAAGAAGAAATCATTTGTATTCTTTGTTATTGATGGGATTAACCTATTAGGAGACAAGGATGTAATTGATGATATTAGTATGGAGTTATCTCATGCTAGAGATAGATTTGGATTTAGTCCTGTAGTTGTAACCCAGCAAAATAGAGCAATGGGAGATATTAATAGAATGAAGTTACATGGTAATGACCTGTCACCTCAACTAGAAGACATCTTTAAGAGTTCTCAGATGGGTTTTGATGCGGATTTAATCATAGGTTTATTTGATCCTTATAGATATAAAGCTTACGATAAAGAAGGAAAATATGGTGGATACTGTATTAATCCTGTTGAAGGTCACGAGCCTAGTACTAGAACTCCAGGAGGAGTTAATAGATTTAGAAGTGCACATATACTTAAGAATACCTTTGGAGCCGATGGTGGTAAATTTGGAATGAAGTTCTTAGGAGAATGTAATCATTTCGAGACTTTACCTCATCCTGATGACATTTTAATGCAAAAAATATACGCTGATATTCGGTCAGGTATATAATATTTTTGTATCTTTAATAACCGAAAAATAAAAAATAAACAATTAAATAACTATAAACAAATGGCAGAAATTGTAATTTACATGGGCGAAAGTGGATGTGGTAAATCTACATCACTAAGAAACTTAGACCCTAGCAAAACAGTAATTATTAGCCCTAATGGTAAGTCTTTACCATTTCCTAAAGGCGTTGAGTACAAAATAGGAAAGAACCGTATCTCTACTAGTGAACTTGATGATATTCAACCTACAATCCAACACGTTAATGATAATATGCCGCAGGTAAATACTGTAGTGGTAGAAGATTTTACTCACTACTTTACTGCACGTATTTTAAGTCCTAAGTTTTTGGCCCGTAACAACGGAGGAGAAGCTTTTGCAAGGTGGAATGATTTTGGAGCTTCAGTATTTCAAACTGTATTCTCTAAACAGGAGACTTGGAGAGAAGACTTAATTATCGTACTAATTCACCATACAGAACTTAAGGAAACTGGTTCTATTGGATTTAGAACTGCAGGAAAACTGCTTGATAGAGTAGTAGATCCACCATCATATGTGAACTATGTTCTACACGGAGTTGTAGAAGATACTGATAATGGTTCTCGTTATATGGTACAAACTAATAAAGATAGTGTACGTGATGCTAAGTCATCTGCAGGATGCTTTACTGAGTTTCGTGTGTATAATGATATGGCTAAAATACTTGAGAAAATACGTAAGTATAAATCAGGTAGTGTTACTGCGTCATTCATAGAATAAAAATAAAATAAATATAACTTTAAATACTTCGTAAATTATGGGATTAATTCCAGTGGGTATCCACAACAACTTGGTGATTTCTGAGAAATCAAAAATAAATGATAAAGGATCTTTAGAACTTGTAATTAAATCTGTTGAAAGCCCTGAGGCTATATTAGCAGCTTTAGTGAGTAATGAGGTGTATCAAGCAATGGAGTCTAACTTTAGGTTTTTCTTACCTGGCTTGACTGATTTTAACAAGAACGTAAAATCTGCTGCAGACCTTGTAAAAGATTTAACTGTACGTAGACATCAACTTTCTAAATTTGCTGAGTTATTTGGCACTAAAGATGAAGTTGAAAAAGCAATAGGAGGAATGGCGATGTTTGAAGGCCTAGGTATTGCACCAGAAGCATATGGTAAAGCAGTTGGTATGTTACTACAAGAAGACTTCTTGAAAAAAGTAGACACTAACTTATGCACTAAATTCTTGAACTTTTTGAAAGCAAAGAATGCATTTGGTAACAGTAAAGCTACTTTTAGAGCTAAGTTCCCTAGAGGTTCTAAGACTAAAACTTTCAGTAGTATTTCTAAAAGTACTTTTGAAACATGGATTGAGCCTATGACTATTCCTGCAGCTGCATCTAAAATTGAGTGGTCTGACTATGAAATAGCAGAAGGATTAAATCATGCAAATCCAATTGCATCTGATGCTACTAAAGCAGCAGTAACAGATGTTAATAAGGCGAAAGCATTATTTAGTGCTCCAGACGCTCATGCTGAGTCTGATAAGGCTGAAGTAGAAAAAATGGCTGAAGAAGCTCCTACTAAACCACCTTTATTTAACTAACATAAACAGGCTCTGTTTCGGCAGAGCCTTTTCATTATGGATTTTTTAGAGGATTACGTAGATAAGAACCTTCTCTCTAAAGCCAATATCCTAAAATATGTAGATGATTACTCTATATACAGTAGATACATTGGATCTGAACTAGAACTCTACACAAAATATAGTTCACCTTTACGAGATGGCGATAATGACCCAAGCTTCTCTCTATATTATAGTAAGTACAATAAAGATATAATAATGTTCAAAGACAACGCTACTGGTAAACATGGCGATGTTTTTAAATTCCTTAGATACCTTATGGGTGGAGGAGAAGAACTTATACATCTTAGACTTGCTTTACTACAAATCAATAGTGATTTTCAATTAGGATTAAACAATGAAGAAAAAGGAGAATTCATTCCTCATTTAGTTAAAAGTAAACCTTTAGCTAAAGACCCTGTAAAAATAGAAATTACAGGAAGACCTGAGGAGTCTGAAGAGTACCTCAACTATTGGAACAACTTAGAAATATCTTTAAGAACTCGTCGCAAATACTACTGTACTGATGTACAAGTAGTGCATTATATTAATGATGTTCATATAAGCATTAATGTAAGGTCAATGGCTACTAGTTATGAAATCGTAGGATACTATAAAGTGTACCAACCATTTGAAAACCGTAAGTATAAATTTAGAAATAACTACCCTACAGGTTTTGTAGAAGGAGCAATTCAGCTACAGTTCAAGAAGGATTTTTGTATTATCACTAAGAGTACTAAGGAGATTATGTTCTTAGATGAACACTTTGGCTGGGAATGCGTAGCCGGTACATCTGAAAATAGTATGATTAATAAGTACTTTATGGATAATACCTTAAAGCTTAAGTACAAGTACGTATTTATTTGGTTAGATAATGATAATGCAGGAAGAGTAGCTCAGCAGAGATATTTAGATGAATATCCGTGGTTAATACCAATAGTATTTGATGATTTTTTAGATGATTCAGATCCTACTGATTTGTTTAGTAGATTAAAAGAAGAAGGCAAGAGAGACAAAGCACTAGAGTATTTAAAATACCTAGTAAATAATAAATTAAAAACTTTAAAATAAGTGGCAGAATTAGACGTAATGCAGGATGAAAGGCCTGGCATAAAAAAGGAAATAGATGAGGGAGCTATGGATTTAATTTTCCAAGCTATCCAAGAGGATATATATTCTTTTCCTATTCGTAGTTTTATACGAGAAAGTATTAGCAATGGCTTAGATGCTATTGTAGAACGTACTGTATTTGAGGCAATCAATGCAGGACAACCTGTAGAAGATTACTATTTACAGAGAAATGATGGTAAACTATTGAAAGATTCAGGCTTTAACGAGAGCTATTATAACCCTTCGTTTTTAAGTAAGAACTCTAAAGTGATGGTTACCTATACAGAAGGCTCTCCTAGAGATAGTGTTACTATCAGAGATTATGGAGTAGGATTAGGAGGAGATAGACTTAAAGGATTCTTTAAGCTTGGGTACTCGTCAAAGAGAAATATGAAACTTGCAATAGGTAAGTTTGGTGCGGGAGCTAAGTCGGGATTAGCAACTGGAGTAGACTACTTTATAATGGAGACTACTTACAATGGATTTAAGACATCTTTTATGATACTCCGTCAAGATTATGACCCTATCACACCTGAGCATACATTAGGTAGAAGTGAAGTTTGGAGAGTAAACATGGCAGATGGTACAGTTAAAGATAAAACTGTCTATTGGGAGCCTACTACAGATTTTAATGGGGTAGCTATTACTCTTGAAGCTAAGAAGCATAACAAAGATTTATTTATTGATTCTGTGAAGAGTCAGTTTCAGTATTTTAATGGTAAAGTACACTTTACTCACATTGACCCTACAGGTTATAAAACTATAGATAGTTTGAGTGAAAAGCCTATGTATGAATCTGATGTACTATTAATTCCTAAGTACTCTACGTATACTTCTCCACATATTTTAGTGGACGGAATATCTTATGGAACTGTGAGTTGGGATGAATTAGAGTTAGATAGACGTCAAGGCAGAATTGCTATTAAAGTAAAAGCTACTGATGTAGATATTACTCAATCAAGAGAATCATTGAAGTGGACTGAGAAGACTAAGAAAACTATTTTAAAAGCTGTTGAAGACGCTAAAGAAGAGGCATCAGATTATATGACTAAGAGAATGGACCTTGCAGATAGTCAGGATATTTTCCATTTGAATAGATTGTATAGTAATATGCATACTAGAGATTCTGATTCAGTAGATAATGTATTTAAGAAGTTCTTAGATATAAATAGAATTCAAGCTAAGTTTACCTTAGGAGCTCCATTTAATGTATCTACTCGTATGGGATTCCCTCTATTTGAGTTCTTATTTTATTCTTTCACTGTTAAGAAGTTATCTACGTATAGGGAAGGAGGTAAAACTAAGATTAGAACTGAGACTGTAGAAACCTTTCAAAGTATTGGAGATGCTAAGATAATTTATGCTGCTAGCTCTTCGTTAGGTCCTAGGTTAGCTGTGCACTTACTTGAGAAATACAATGTAGGTCATTTTATTTACATTAGAAAGAACGCTGCCAGAACTAAATCTGTATTAGAGTTTCAAAAACAAGAGTATGCAACAGCTACTGTAGATAATTTTACAGTAAATCTATTGGAAAAATACTCTGATTTAAACTTAGATGATTACGAGGTTGTTTATGAAGAGTCTGAAGATGATTTAGAAGGAGAAGTTAAAGAAATTAAAGAAATTGGTCTTGCTGCTTTAGAGCGTAAAGCTAATAAAGAAGTTCTTTATATGAAGTATGATGACCAAGAAGTAGGACATGATTCTTGGGGTACGTTTACGTATAAAAGGACAAAATGTACTATTAGACAAGATAGAATAGAATCTAAATTTGAGGATTTCCCTGAAGGTGTTATTATTGTGCCAGGTAAGTTCACTGAATTAGGTAAATTAATAGAGTTATCTTGTTATTTAACTACGGGAAAATTCCCTAAAAATGTAATATACATATCGCAAGAAGTAGTTAGATATTTCTTACCTTATGGTATAATGATAGATGATTATTTTAGACAATTAAACACTAAAACAGGAGAACTTATGATAGGCAAGCACATAAGAGATTTGAATACCTTACGTATTTTCAGAGAAATTATGAATGAAAATTCCAGCTTTTCCAATAATAAAAATATTATACGCGCATTAACAGACATAAATTTTGACGAATACGAAAGTATGAGATATAATTCTAGAGATGCTGATCCTAGGTATCTTATTGAAAACAATGGTAAGCTTAAACCTCAAATGTTAGATGAAGTATTTGGGTATTTAAAAATACTAGAGCAGTTCCAGAAAACTGTAAAATCTGGGAATAAAGAACTTATAGCAGTTGATGCTATTAAGTTATTTGGAAGTGATGAAATTTATCATTTAGACTCCTATGATGAGGAGTTCATAGATAAAATTAGAAGTGAGTTCAAAAGGTTAGCTCCTATAGAGCCTATTTTATCTGTAACAGATCATGTAGACTTAACAAACGCTGAAGAATTATTTAATTTATTATTAGTAACCAAAAACAAATTAAGAGATGATAACATATCGTAAATTACAAAACACCATCGCAGGAGTAGTAGATGGTAAACCATTTAATATGGCTAGAACTCCAGAGAATGAGGCATTTTTAGTTAATGCTCAAGCAGAGAATATGCCTGAAAAGGATGTTCTTGACTATGTGAAAAGCAGTAGAAGTAATGAAATTGCTTTATCTAATAAATACTTAGTATTTAGACCAGCTACAGATGAGTACTTCTTAGCATTTGATGGGTATAGAAGTAAAATAGCTATCCCTGAAGTATTGAGAGTTAAAATTGAAGATTCTTATGATAAGGATATAGATTTTATGCCTATCATTAAATCTTGGGCATTGTTGCTATCAAATCCTCGCTATACTCCTACAATGGCTAAGTACTTTGCAAAGTATTTATCTACTACATACACGGATAGAGCTGAAGTACGTAGATTGATGACAGAGGAAGATTATACTAGAGAGGCTGCAACTGCTTTAGCAACTTACCAAGATATTGCTATTACTCAAGAGGGGTTAATGGCTACATATAAAGTTGCTGAGATTGTTACTTGGGAGTATATTATGGAACTTCAAGAAGATGGAACTTATGAAAAGGTTAAAAGAGATTCTTTAAATAGAATTGCTGCTACTATTGACCCTGTCACAGGAGAAGAGTTAGAGCCTGAAAAATTCCAAAAACCCGACACTAAAGAAGAATTTATATTTACTCCTGCTATTTGCAAGCACGGACATAAGTTCTATTCTGGAGATAAAATAGGGTATATCTATCAAGTAGGTAAAATGCAATACTTACCTGAGGAAGCTCCAAGAAATCTAAACAACACGTTTGGTGGTGGAGGTCTTTATATTGGAGGGTTAAATTATGTTGATGGATATAGAAGTCAGGGGTCTCATGTACTTACTTGCTTTGCTAGTCCTATAGATATTTTATCTTTTCAAGATGATGGACACGCTATTAGAGTAGATGCTTTAATGCCTAACAATGTGTGGGATGAAGAAGCTAAATTATCTGGAATCTACCATTCATCTGATTATGGTAAAATGTCTGAAGAACGCGTTGATGATTTAATAAAAGCTGCCACTGAGAAAGGTGTTAGTATTTTAGAGGATCAAACGAATTCTCCTGATGAGTAAACTTCTCTCTATACTAGATTTGGACAGTATGCTACACATTGTAGCAAATGTCCAGTATAGTGCAGGTAATAGAGATAGACCTGATGTTGTGAAAGACCACGTACACAGGTTTATCTCTACTATCTGTAAGAACTCTGGAAGTGATAATGTTCTAATGTTATTTCAAGGTAAAGGACATCAGAACTTCCGTAACGAAATTTTACCTGAGTATAAAGGACATCGTGTTACTAGTGATGCTATATTGTGCTGGAAAGATACAATTCTTGAAGCATTTCTTGAAGCTAATGCGTATCCCTTAGGTTACATTGAAACTGATGATGCTATGAGTGTTTTAGCTGAGCATATTGGCTACGATAAAGTACTTTTAATCACAGGAGATAAAGATATGCAACAAGTACCAACACAATTTTATAATCCATTTAAACCTAATCTTACTTTTGAGCAACGATGGGGTAGTGCCACTACTTATCAAGCTAACAGGTTCTTTTGGGAGCAAGTACTGGCTGGAGACCCTACTGATATGCCAGGTACTTTATGTGGAATTGAAGGTGTAGGTATGGGAAAAGCATCTAAGATGTGCGACAATGATTTAAAATTTGGTGAGATTATAGCAACGCAGTATTCAAAGAAGTATGGAAAGGCCGGCTTCTCTAGAGCAGCTCTGACTTATAAAATGGTTAGACTACTTAGAGTATCAGACTTAACTAGTTCTTATGCGAATGAGAATGCTATTCAAGAGTTAAAGGACGTACTAGCAGACCATGAAAGGTTCTTTTATACAGTAAAAGATACTCTAGCTGAGCTGTTTAAAAAGAGTACTCCAGACCCAACCTCATTATTCAAATAATATGCCCATGATTATACCAAAAGGAGAGTCGTTAGTGACATATTATATATTACCGTTGGTCGGTGTAAATAAACTGACATTTGGTAGGTCTTTTAAGGCTTCTTATATATCTAAAGATGGTAATAATGTTTATGTAGAACTCTCTAAGAATATGCATACTCCTGTTTACAAAGCTAATTATAACTATGTAACTGAGTTGATGCACGGAACCACAAAATTCATAATGTTTAGTATCCCTATTGATTACTCGATGGATATAGAACATTTTATGAATGGAGCTTATTCTAAATTTCAATCAAGTACTAAAAAGAAGTTGTACACTACATCTTCTTTGCCGTATAATGCAACTATGGGAAGTTTCTCTGTATCTAGTCCTGTATTACAGGCATTAGATAAGACAAAAACTTTACGAAGTTGGATAGAAAGTAGTTTAGGAATTAAACCTATACCTGAAACATCAGAACTAATTGACCCTCCAAGGGAAGATTGGTTTATAGAACATAGATTTAAGATATGTATAAATTAAGTAGAACTAAGTTTATTAACTGGATATGTACAAGTTGTTTCTTTGAGCGAGAAGGCTCGAGAATTAAAGATGACTTAATTAAAGGTTCTGAGTTTATAGTAACAGCTCAGGACCTTCTTGATTCAGTAGATAACGTACCTGCTCATTTAATTGATGAAGAGGTAGACACACGATACGTAAGGAATGATCAGTGCGTATTATATTATTAACTAAAACCTATTATATTGCTAAAAATTATCTTTACATACATGCTAATGATATTTGGGCTCAATGATAGTACATCTGTTACAGCTACTGTATATAATGCAGTAGTTGAACAGTGTAATTCTGACCCAGGACACACAGCTTCAATGTTTGAGCTAGACTTGGACAATCCCTATAGTCATAAGATTATAGCTGTCTCAAGAGATTTATTAACTAAGTATCCTTTTGGTTCTTTAGTTATTATAAGAGGAACTGCCTATGATGGCATATACCAAGTACAAGATCTTTTAAATAAAAGATATAAGAACCGTATTGATATTTTAATTAACCAAAATATGCCTATTGGAAAATGGGCAGATGTAAAAATTTATAAAATAGAATGAGTAATTTTAAACCACAACTTCTACCTAATAATGAGGTAGGATCTTCTCCTGACTGGGAGGAAAGAATAGAGCACCCAACTCACTGGTTGTACTCTAATAAATTAGATGGAGCTAGAGTAGAGTTATTTTCTGACGGAACTGTAAAAGGTAGAAGTCTTAAAGTTATTCCTAATGTCCATATTCAACAAATGGGTAGAGACATTATGGATTCTATGCCGGAATTTCACCCTGACTCTATCATTGAGGCAGAGTTCTATAGTCCAGAAATGAACTTCTCTGAAATTATGCACTTCTTTAAAACTGAAGATGTAACATCAGAAAAATCAAAAGAAAAATACTATAAGCTTTGGAGTAAAACAGGAGGTAACCCAGACGAAGGATGGCCTTACCCTGGAAGAGATGTAAAGTGGTTAACTACTTGGCATAAGTCTTTAAAGTTTTACGCCTTTGATGTAGTTAATGTACAAAGTCCTGAAGTAGTTAAAGCTATTAGAACTCTTGGACTAGATAGATATGTGACTATGCATACTAAAGGATACCATTCTTTAGAACCTGATATGGTAATGATTCAACAAGTTCCATTTACTCATATAGATGAGTTATATCAAGCGTATGACCAAGCTATTATGGATGGATGTGAAGGTGTTGTAGTAATTCATAAGAGTTCTAGTTATAAATATGGTAGACATACATTAAACTCAAAACAAGCATTTAAAATTAAAGATGATAACCTTGAGTTTGATGGACAAATTATTGATGTTCTTGAAGCTACTGAAGCAAGAGAAGGAGCTGAGAAGACTGTTAATGAGCTTGGACGCTCTGTTACTTCTAAATTACAAGAGGATAGAGTTCCTTCTGGAATGGCTAAAGGATTCTTTGTGCAAATGGAAGATGGGAATAAACTTACTGTATCTCTTACTGGGTACGATCATCCAGCAAGAAGAGAACTTCTAGAAAGAGCTGATGAATACATCGGACTTTGGATTAAGTTTACGGGAATGAACCCTGTGAAAGATGGTGGGTGTCCTAGACATGCACACTTTACAAAAGGTAACTTTAGAGATGGAAAATAGCATGTCAGTAAACGAAATGTATGTACTAGTTCTGTGGCCAGAGTCACAAGAACTGATGGACAAAGAATGGTTTGATACAGAAGCTGTATTAGTTAGTGTTGATAATTTTGATCACACTTTAGCTAAAGAATCTGCGGCATATTTTGTGCCTATTAAGTATATAGACGATAAAATAACTTTTATTAAAGACTCTAAATAATGAAAGCAATAGAATTAATAAGGAGGTTAAAAGTACTTCCTCCAGACTTACCCATTAGAGTAGTAATACAAGGGCAAGAAGACAATGAGAATTATTGGATTAATATAGTAGAGTTTAACAAGACTGGAGACCCTGGATACGAAGTTCAGGGAGAAGGTCGATTAATAGCATCAGAGTAAAATGGGAGTATGTACACAAGGAGATATACAAATAGAACTCCAATCCATAGAAGATGCTGATTATGTATATGCTCAGCTAGAAAACATTGAAGCTTTAACTGTTGCTCGAACGGGAGAACCAGCTTATTTTGGATTAGAAGATAACCACGTACATGATGAAATGTTCTACTGTAATGTTTACTCAAATAGAGTGCAGAATGGGGAGTTTCAGATAGAGCAGGTTATACTTCAACTTAAGGTTATGATAGAAGAGGGAAAAATAAAACCCCCTACAAGCTTTGAAGCAGAGCTTAATATTCAACATAATGCTTGGAGCTTGGATGAAAGTAACTTTATAGATGAAAAGTAATGGAAATTACACTTATAAGTATTGAAGAGTATAACAGAATCTTAGAGCTTCAACAGAAGCATAAGGTTCTGACTTTTC